CGTGTTGCTCGGCGGTCTTGTTTCATGCACGACTGTTGAGAAGGCTTGGGACGGTACTAAGGATACAGGGTCTGCCATTATTGGTGGAGCCGAAGATATCTTTGGTGCTGGTTACCAAGGCGTGAAAGCTGTAGGAGGTGCTGCTCTCGGTACTGTTGAAGGTGTAGTCGAAGGTGCCGTCGAAGACGTTACCAAGGTTACTGAACTTGTAACAGGCAAAGAGAAGTAAGCCTAAGGCTAACTTGTTGTGGGGGGGTGTTTTTTAAGCCTCCCCTTTTTATTTCGTGCGCTGTCTGATGAGGAAGTGCAATAAACTCTGATTTTAAATGGAGATTAAACTATGAATTATTTTCATACGTATTTTGACGATGTTTGGGAAACGCTTCACAACGGTATTCCCAGTGACATCAAACCTGCGAATTGTTCTATGCCGCCATACCCGCACTCTAATGTGTTGGTATCTAAGGACACGAACACTTTAACTATGGAATTTGCTCTTGCTGGTTACAGTGAGAAGGAAGTTTCTGTTACTGCGAATAATAACACCGTAACGGTAGTTGTTAATCCCACCGAATCCGACAGTGAAGTATTAACCATTCACCGTGGGATTTCGCGAAAGAAAGTGAATTTTTCTCTCGCTGTGGATAAGGCTTTTGATGCTCGTAAAGCTAAGACATCTTTTCAGAACGGCTTGCTCGTTCTTGAAATGGAGAAGGCAGAAGAAAGCCAAGCTATTCAACTGATGTAAGTTTTATTTTTTTATCCAACTAAGGTCATGGAGGGAGTAAAATCTCTTCATGGCTTTTTTTGTTTTTAAGGTCTATATAACTAGGAGCGCGAGTCCGGGGGAGGAGCGCCCCTCATATTATGAACTTCAACGATAAAATAAAAATCGAAGGCCACCTTCAAATTATAAAGATAGAGCAGGGCAAGAATGGCTCATGGCAAGAAGTTATGCATGATGATTCCAACGTCATCACAGGAGGCTTGGGAAGGAGCATCGCCCAGTTTATGACCACTACGGGGTGTGACGAAGAGACCTGTGGCGTGAAGGAGGATGTACCTGCTGGGTGCCAAATGCGGCATTACCAGATAAGCAGGTTTCAGGTAGGACAAGGCGCTTCAGCCCAGCCCGAACTATCAAGTGTTAAGAATCTAGGATTACCTTTAACAAACCCTGAATATGGTGGTCAGCTTCGCAGCGTTGATATCGAGTCTAAAGCGTGGTTGTGGGCTGACGATAAAGTTCCTGTGGGTCTGCAAGACTTCGGTATTATCACACAGCAGGGGACTCTAACCTCTAGTCTTGTTACTGTCTGGGCGTTAGACGAAGAAACAGCCAACGGTACTCTACTAAACGAAGCAGGACTGTTTGTAGAGAATCCTTACCTTTATGACGGTACAGTGGGACAAACAGGAAATATGCCGGGTCCCAACATAATGGTCGGTGGGACTTTTCACAGCGCAGAAGAGGAAGAAAAGCCACCCGTTGGAGGCGCTCACTTATTAGCGGCGTATAAACACTTTGAGCCGATTAAGAAAGAAGCTTATTTTACTCTACTCTTTCGGTGGGCTATTAATTTTAGTGTTGAAGCGGTTTAACCCCGGCAATCTCTCCAACTCCCCAAACTCAAAACCCTCTATAGTGACAGGAGGCCACGGAATATTTCTAGGGTCCCGTATATACGCATACCAACTCCCTTGGATTTGTGTCTGAACTACATCTAAATCTGGGCGGTTATGGACTGGGAACTCCGTATAAGGGAATCCTTCCCCCGGGTTAATTTGGATAATCCACGCGCCTCTATCTTCCCAATTATCAGGTCTCTGTGCCCTCAGTTCGTGAGGTGCGTCCTGCCATTCCCATACGGTATAAATGTTCCTGCCGTGTTTGTATTCCATTTCAGTATATAATAGCGATGGCTGACAAGATTATAACAGTCTTCGGTGACGAATTCTTTCCAAAAGCAGCTTTGGGTGTTCCGCCATCGAAGAGGAAGCGTTCTTCGGAGAACCTTCTAGCGTTCCTTAAAGGGATGCTCCCAGACCTTGTGTACATTATCCCTACGCCCGGAACCTGTGTTTACTTTGCATATCTGTGTAAGGTTTTAAAAGTTCCTTATATCTTAATATCCCCTTACCCCGGGTTCTTTGATATGATGAACAAACCAGATAAAGCCTGTATGGAAGAAGTACTGTCGTCTGCTAAAAGTTTAATTATACTGAATGAGGAGGAGCCCAAAAGCAAAGAAGGGGTTTGGGAAGAAGCGATTGAGTTTGCTTCAAGTGTTTCCCCTGTTGTTGCTTTCTTGTATAGCAAAAATACTTCAGTAGAATATCAACAGTTTATGAATGAGTATTCACTAAAGCACAACAGTAAAAAACTTCTTTTAGAGTTAACTTACGACAGCAGGCAAATGCCTTTTAAATAAGGTGCTGAAGTTTTTCATATCTTCGTAAAACAGAGGGTCGTAGTTTCCTCCTGATTCATGTCGAAGGATGATGGGTGCTACGTAGTTTTTGAGCCCTTTAATATGAGCTTGTAGGGTGTAACTCGCATCATACCAATGCCAATCTCCCGTAAGTATTTTAGGTTTACGAGTTTCAATAGAATCAAAAACCTTTTTTGTTGTGGCTAAGAACACACCGTCCAAACACACAACCTCTGTGCGGGGACCATAATGATTGAGTCCCATGTCAAGGGAACTTTTGCCGTGAAAAATGCACCCCGCACCAAAATCGGGTGCCCGGGAAGAAACCCAATTGCAGTCTCTTTTCATTTTCGCAGAGCCTGCAACACCAACAAACCCAATATCGGGCTGGGTAAGATAAAAATCTAGGAACTCATTAAACCTCTCAGGGTCCGTTTGTATCTCAATATCGTCATGGCATAGTAGGATGAAGTCCTCGTCTTCTGCACAGCAGGACTCGACCCCCTTTGTATAGGCTTCAAAGATAGATTTGCGGTTTCTCTCGAAATATACCATCCATCCTGCGCGGCGAAGGTACTTGTGCAACTTACCCACTGTAGTTTCTGGGTCATGGCACTCGTCGCTGGTATTTCTAGTTGCTATGATTGCGTAGCGGTTCACGCTATATAATAGTATGACACGGGATGAAATTGTCCAAGAGCTTGAGAAGTGTGCCGCCGACCCTGTATATTTTATTAAGACTTATGTAAACGTTATTCACCCTATTAAGGGGGTTGTACCGTTCCACCTCTTTCCTTTTCAGGAACGAATGATTGGTGAGATTAATGACAATCGCTTCACTCTAGTAAGGAAGTTTCGTCAGGCGGGTATTACCACCTTAGCTGCTGCTTATTCCTTATGGAATATCATTTTTAAGGAGCATCAAATGGTGATGGTTGTCTCCATTGGTGATAGAGAGTCCAGAGCGTTCCTAGAACGTGTTGTGACGATGTTTGATGACTTACCCAAGTGGTTGCGCCCCGCAGAAGAAGAACGCAACAAGCACGTCCTGAAGCTCTCTACGGGGTCGCGAATAAAGTCCCAACCCGCAGGCGCGGGACGAGGTGAATCAGTGTCTTTACTCATTGTAGATGAGGCTGCTTTTGTTGATAAGATGCGGGAATTCTGGATGGCAATTTACCCTACTATCAGTACTGGTGGTAGAGCATGCATCATTTCTACTGTTAATGGGATGAGCAATCTTTACTATGAATTATATAAGGGTGCCCAATTGGACGAAAACAGATTCCATATTGTAGACATCGAGTGGCAGGAACACCCTTGGTATACTCCCGAGTGGTATACGGAAACTAGGCCCAACATGTCGGACAAAGCGTGGCTGCAAGAGTATGAGTGTGAATTCCTAGGTACTGGGGATACCTTTATTGACCGCCACACACTACAGACCATGCGCGAAACTACTTCTGAGGATTGGGCTTCGAAGTATACCCACCGCATGCGCGTATGGGAAGAGCCCCAACCATACTATAACTACCTTCTTACCGTGGATGCGTCCTATGGGAGGGAACGGGATAACTCCGCATTTCATATCATCAATCTTTATAACGGCGAGCAGGTTGCAGAATTCTACTCTAACGTTACTCCCTTAAGTAAGTTTGCTGAGATAATTAAATTAGAAGGGTATCGGTACAACACAGCTTACGTTCAGGTTGAACGCAATGGTCTAGGGATGGCTTTAATCGAACATCTGTGGGAGCATTTAGAGTATGATAACCTTATCATGGATGAGAAGGGTGAGTTTGGGGTGATGCTAACCACCAAGTCCCGAGAGGTTGTTTTAGCAGATTTGGAAGATTGCCTCAGAAAAGGGAAAATAAAGATAAATTCTTCACGCACTGTTGATGAACTTTTAACTTTCATTATACATGAGGATACCGGAAAAGTCCAAGCGGATGATGGGTATAACGATGATTTAGTTATGAGCCTTGCTCTAGCTGCAAATGCGATGGACGATATTTACAGAGGAAGTCCCGAACCCCTGTCTTCTGATGACTCCAATAACAATTCGGGTGCTATGCCGGTGATTAGCACTAAATATTCACAGGACGAAGAAATACAGGATTACGCAACATGGCTGATGAAAGATTAGACGAAAATATGGGCTCTACGGAGTTTCCTAACCCCCACATTTATGGGCAGGACGCTCCGGGGTACCGTGGCCGATTCTTCGCCTTTTGGCAGAAGGCTTTCGGAAAAAAAAGTAAGCGTGGCCGACCTGTAGCCCAACCGCCGTTAGCGGGTGACGCTAAAAGCCCTGCTGAGGAAACTGCTGATGATTTCGCGGGGGGTTATGGTCGTGCGACTGGTTCGCACTCAATGCCCCGTGTTGAGCAGGAGCGCCGTAAACGGTACGCAGATTACGAGAGAATGGACCAAGAAGCCGAGGTTGGTGCAGCACTGGACATTTACGCAGATGATTCCACCCAAGAGAATACTAAGGCAGAACTTTTTGAACTAAACACTGATAACAGTCTTGTTAAACGAGAGGTGAAACGATTCGTTAAGCAGTGTCGTCTTGACAAGTATATCTGGGACATTGTGCGCAACACTGCGAAGTATGGTGACTGCTTTGTTGAAAACGTGGTTGACCTGAATAACATTGAAAAAGGCATCATGCGGTTAAAAATTCTTAACCCTAATTTCTTATTCCGTGTTGAAGATAAGTATGGGTACCTTAAGGATTTTATTCAAGAGATTCCCTCACCCTCTACAGGGTCTTCAGACTTATCACAGTCCTTTATGCCCGACAAGAAAAAGAAGAACTTTATCTCCCTTAACAAGGACCAAATTGTTCACTTTCGTCGGATGACCTCAGACGCAAACTACTACCCTTACGGTAAGGGTATCTTAGCATACGCTGTCAGGATATTTAAATCATTAATGCTTATGGAAGATGCGATGCTTATCTATCGTATCCAACGTGCGCCTGAGCGCAGAGCATTCTATCTAGAAACAGGGAACCTCCCCCAATCTAAAGTTGAGGCGTTTGTTGAGCGTATTAAGGCTAAGTTCAAGAAGCAGTCCATGTGGGACGCGCAAACTAATACAGTTGATTACCAGTATAACCCCCTCACTGTTGATGAGGACTTCTTCATCCCGATTAGAAACGGTGTTGGTACTAAAATCGACGTTCTCCCGGGCGCACAAAACCTAGGCGAAACGGACGATGTTAAGTATTTTAGGGACAAGCTACTTGCCGCCCTTAAAGTCCCTAAAGACTTTATTGTTGAAAAGGATAAGTCCCCCGAGCGCAAAGCTAATCTCTCCCAGCTAGATGTTAAGTTTGCAAAGGCTGTTCAGCGCTTACAACGTGATGTTGAATTAGGGTTAAATGTTCTTCTAAAAAGGCACCTAACTCTTGTTGGGCTCCCCAAGAGCTTGATTGACCAAGTTGAGATGAAGATGACCTCTCCTTCTGACATGTTTGAGAAGCGCCGTCTTGAAGTAGATGAATCAAAGGTCCGAATTGTGCAAGCAGTTAAGGGTCTAATGCTCTTTGATGACGAGTACCTGTACAAAGAATACTTTGGAATGACAGACGCTGAGGTGGAAGATATGAAGGAGCGCGTCAAGAAACAAATGGAAGAGCAAGGCGACCAAGGTATGCCCGGTATGGGTGGACCTCCAATGATGGGCGGGGGTGGGATGCCTCCGGGTGAAGAACCTCCTCCTGAGGGAGAGGAAGCAGCGGGTGATGAAGAGGGTGATGTACCTCCTCCCGGCGCTAAATAATTAGATTTTTCTGAAATTTTACAATTGGGTGCCCTACATAAGGTTACCTAGGGCTATTGTATATTATGACTAAAGACTCATTTCTCCTCCGAGACACCTCTATTGCTACTGTTAACATGGCAATGAACTATTTAAGTCGCGTTGTACGCGAAAATATGGTCCTTTTTGACTATGATGCACGAACAAATAAAGCATCATTTCTAACGGACTCTCAGTGTTTAGTAGAAGGCGTTGTCGTTGTAAAAGACGGCAACGTTTCTTTACAGAACCTTACAGTTAATGACGTAAACGAAGTTTACTCAAACGAAGCAGTTGATGGAAAGGTGACAGCCTCTGTATCTGAGTTCATTGGAAGTTTGCGCGAGGACAAGTTTGCTGCTGCTGATAACAGCTTTGCTGGCGTTCTTGACGCTTTCCAAAGCCGTAGTAAGATTAATGAGGTGCGAGCTAAGTTGGAACGCCGCAACTCCTGTTTTGGGGAAGCACAAGAAATCCTTGAAACTCCAGAGTATGTAAAGCTGGTCGAGGTTCGGGAGCAGATTGTTGATTACCTGAAAGAAAACAAAGAAACGTTGCTTGGGTATGAGGACGTGAAGAACTCCCTTACTCTTGCTAATGCCTTAGGCAAAGCGTTTAACTGCCCTAAGACTACGTGGGATGCGTTGGTGGAAGAGGGCACCGTGGAGATTCCTTTAGATTCAAAGAAGACTGTTTTCGAAATGGTTTGCGCTCAAGAACTTATTCGTGCTGAGCTATCTGAGTCTAAGGAGAACTTTTCTCGCTCTTGGGTTAAGAACCCACAGGTCGCGAAGCTTGCTTCCTGTATTTATAATGATGACGATGCAGTTCAAGAAGGACTTAGGGAAGCAATTGCAGCGGTCCCATATTTGGCGTTAGCATCTAAAGCCGACATTAAGACGGTTTTTGCGTCCATTTATGAGTCCTCCGATGTGGCTAACATCTCCCAAAAAGATATCCGCGAATTTGTTGCGCGGATTTTTGAATTTAAGAAGCCCTTTAAGAGTAGTCTTCTGAAGGAACTTAATGAGTCTTACGGTATCAATGTACAGAACCTTAAGTTTGTACCCACCTTCTCAAACCTTGCGAAGGCACAGTCCGTTCTCTTTGAAACCCTTGGAACTGTAAGCGATAAGGACACGATTGTTCGTGATGTGTTTGAAAACTTTTCTAAAATCCTTCGCAAGAAGGGCGGAATTCAAGCTTTAGACGTTAACGATTTTATCTTTGAAACCTTCACAGAGGCTGGGGTTCCTCTCTCTGACGAGCTTTTCCGCTCGGTTGACCTTGATAGCGTTGTTGGGGAACTGCTGGAAGCTAAGGACAAAAAGGATAAGAAGGATAAGAAGGATAAGAAAGACCCCAAAGGGAAAAAGGAAGAAGAGGTCGTTGCCCCTGAAGACAAGGTAGCCGATGTAAAAGACGGTGCAAAGAAGGGCAAGCCCGGGGACGTTAAAGGAGACGACTCAGACCCGTTAGGGAATGAGGGCGACGAAGATATAGACCCGAAGGCGACAAAGGGAGGCAAGCCCGACCTTGACGATAAAGATGACCACACCCTTCAGGACGAAGGCGAGGAAGGCGAAGAAGCCGAGATTGTTGATGAGCCCGCTGGCTTAGGTCTAGGGGATTCTGAAATGGGTGAACTCATGCAAGAGCTTGAGTCCATCTTCAATGAAGTAGACTGGGACGCTCTCGCAGAAGAGGAAGGCGACGAAGAGCTTGAGGACGAAGCTGAGGAAGACCAAGACCCTGAAGGGGAAGAGCAGGGCGATGAGGAAGTCGCAGTTTAGTCTTCCATGTAGCCTTGTTTAAGCCACATAATATTATAATCTACGAAACGGCCATACAGGCCAAGCAATAAACTAAGAATACTATACATCTCTTTAATCGACTCTTCATTCACATTTGAAGAGTCGATTATTTTTTGTACACGGTCCCGGATGAATTTTAAGTCCTCTTTGTCTTCGGGCTTTAGCCTACTAAGCGCTTGTATGAATTTTTCTTTATTTTTAATTGCCATTTACTTCTACCTTTAAGGATTTGTA